GGACTTATTAGGCGTACCTACGGCTCGACCACCAACCCTTGATCTAATTTTAGCTACTTTATCTTGCTGCATATCTTTCTCAATTGTCTTAGATTTAGATACTTTAAGTTTAGCTTACTTATTTAACTTATCAAATTCTTGTTGCAATAATTCTTTTCTTGTTGGTTGCCCATTTTTTTCTAATATGTTTACCGTTTCTGGTTGAAAAGACACAAAATTACTTGTTTTGTTTTTATTAAGATATGCTTGTGCATCCGCTAAATTATCAAAATATTTTTGTTCTGCACCACCACCAGGCCATTTTCCTACAACATATTTTCCTGTTGTGCTTTCGTCTGGAGTCAACATACGCCAGTTTCTACTGCCCTCGTCTAAATAACGTATACCAGTAATTCCTAACTTGCTTAATTCTTGTGATGCTCTTTCAGCAGACCCAAATTTAGCGACCAATTTGTTGTATATGCTTTCACCTGATGGGTTAGGTACTTCTTTTATACCTTTAGGTTGTCCACCAAGTAAAGTGGTTTCTAAATCATCAAGATGGGATTTATATGCTTTTTCATCAATTGTTACGCCTAAAAAACTTAAACTTTTTTTAACGGCATCGCTTTGTTGATTAAGTGGTTTATCCCAATCCAACATCATTGGTATTGCAGCATCTGGTATATCTGCCTTGTACAAATTCCCAGCGGGTTTATACGAGCTTTCTAACGATTTTGCCCAAGTAACAATTGATGGGTTATCAATTCTAGCAATTGCGTCTTTAAATTGAGTTCCTTGCATTAAATCTTCAATAAAACTCATTTTTTCATATTCAATTGCCGCTTTTTCATAAGGCATACGATCAGCCTTGGTTGATATGCTTTCGTAAAAATTTGTCAATGGCTTACCGCTAATTGTTTGATCTAGTTTTACAGGATCGCCGCCTTTCATCAATTGCGACCTTGAAATGTCTTTTTGATATTGTTGCGCTACGCCGGGGTTTTCAGCAAAATATATTCCATGCCCATACGCCTGTGCGCCTTCTCCAGTTCCAACTTTGGACAAGTCAAAGCCGCCTTTAATCTCATGCGGTGTGCCGTGATAGACATTTAACGCTAAGTCTTTACCACCCACGCCTGTTAAATTTCGCATCATTTTGCCAGTTGCCATGCCGCCACCAAACATATTTGTAGCAAAATTTAATGCCTCTTCCGGTGCATCAAACCCTTGCGTGGATACTCGACCTGGTGCTGTAAATGCGTTGACCGCCCCAGCTAATAGCCCTGGCAATGCTAATTCACGTTGATTCATCACGGAGCCTGGCAGCGTATCCTTAAACGGTAAAAACGTTGCTCTGCCTTCCATGTCCATTGGTTTCATGTACCACGGCTGCGCTTCCCCTTCCAGACGATTAAATTGAGCAAGCAATTGGTTTTGAGCCAATGCGTCAGCAATTTGTTTTGGGTCAGCCATAACAATCCTTATTTTTTATCTTTAACTGTCTTAGCTGATTCTTTAAAGTCTTTAGCCGTGGGTGCGCCTGGGCTACCTGGCTTTCTCATGTGTTCGCCGCTGCCTGCTTTGATGCGTTCTTGTTTGGCAAGAATATTGGCGTAGAGTCCAGGCTTATTCATTTGAACGCTTTTAGTTTATAAAGTGTTGAGTCAATCAAGTCAGCAATCTCGTCGATCAGGTTCTGTAGCTCTGTGTCTTTGGGCAATTCGTCACGAATGTCTTTAACAAATGATTTAATTGCCGTGATGTACTTTACTGGGTCTGTAGCTAGGTGAAAGTCTTTAGGATACGACTTAATCTGTTCGTAACACCCTTGGTATGCCTCGGCCCAGCTGTCAGTCAAGTCAATAATGCCTTCATAATATTTTTGTAGCGCTTTATGTTTGGCATATGAGTCGGTTTGCAAGTGCATAAAGTGTGCATTTGTCCCGCTATGGAACAGTGTAGACACGAAAACGGCAGGATAATCCATAAAAACCTCTGTTTCTTTTATTATAAATCAATCGTTTAGTAGCGCAATGGCTTCGATAACTGTTTCAACTCGGGCAATGATGCCGCCTTGCCATAATTCATTGAACTGTAACTGTTGTGCTGTAAATTTTGCTTTACTGTCACGTTTTACTTCAATAAGATAAGTTTTATTCCTAAAACCAATCAACAAGTCTGGACAGCCTTTACCAACATTCGATAAGTCCACAACCGTTGCACCAAACGTTTTAAGTGCGTGGACTATATCTTTTTGATTCGTATCGACTCGTTTTGCTCTCATGGGGTAATTTTATGTCACTTGTGTTCACAGATGATGAATTTATTAAGGTTTGGAATGAATTAGGTAGCCCGACATTGGTGGCCCAGCGGTTAGGAATTGCAGTAAGAAATGTCTTTACCCGCCGCCGAACCATTGAACTTAGGCATAGAGTAAAACTTGTAGCAACAAATTCACAGCAAGGCATTACAACTAAAACAAAAAAAATGCACGAAACGCCTGGCAACATACGCCGCGGCATTAAGTTAGAAAAAGGTGTGGTGATTGTCTTTTCAGATGCTCACTTTTGGCCTGATGATACGACAACCGCGTTTAAAGCGTTGTTACATTTTATTAAAGAGCTTAAGCCGTCGGTAGTGGTTAACAACGGTGACGCTTTTGATGGCGGTGCAATTTCTCGTTATCCCCGTATTGGTTGGGATACGAAGCCAACGGTCAAAGAAGAATTGGCTGCTTGTCAGTTTTACTTAGGGCAAATTGAAGATATTACTAAATGTCCGTTAATTTGGACTTTAGGCAATCACGACGCACGGTTTGAAACCATGCTGGCTAACCAAGCCTCTGCCTATGAGGGAGTCAAAGGGTTTACGCTTAAAGATCACTTTCCACGATGGCAGTCATGTTGGTCATATTGGGTGAATGAAGATGTTTGTATTAAACACAGGTTTAAAAGTGGGAAATATGCGGGTTATAACAACGCTCTGCATGGCGGTACTTCTATCGTTACAGGCCACACCCATGTCCTCGCTATTCAGCCGATTACCGACTATAACGGTACGCGATACGGTGTCCAGACGGGTACATTAGCCGAACCAAATAACCTTCAATTTGCTGATTACACTGAAGATAGCCCTAAAGACTGGCGTAGCGGGTTTGCAGTGTTGACTTGGGATCGTGGCGAATTGTTAATGCCCGAGTTGGTACAAGTCTTTGGTGAAAATGAAGTAATGTTTCGCGGCAAGATTGTCACAGTATGAAGCTCACACCTAAAATGCTTGAGTCAATCTATTCAATGCTTAAAACGCTCAAGCCATTTTCTGGTTGGCATTTACCGGAAATATCATCTATTGAGTTTAAGGTGACTAATGAAATTGATGTCATGGGTACATATATTTTTTGTGATCTGACAGATAAACATCAAATAACCATTAGTCGAGCGCGAAACGGTCATTTGTCTACTGTCATTCGCACAATAGCCCATGAAATGATCCACCTTAAACGCGCCAATACGTCTAAATGGGACAAACATGACGCTGTGTTTCGCAAGTTGGCAACCCAAATTAGCAATGAATTGGGATTTGACCCGCTTGAATTATAAGCAATATGTACTTAATAGTTCATCTTCTGTTAACCCATAGGTTAATTCAAAGGCTTTGCGACCCAACCCATGCACACCAGTTTTGCCCACATGGTGTTCAGGACACAACGGGATTACGTCCGCATTGCTACGCTTCATGCCTAAGCGCCTAATGTGATGAATATGCGCCGGTGTTTCGCCATACCCTAAGTGTTTACACAATACGCAACCAATTTGGGCAAGTTTGTCGTAATGCTTTTTATCGGCCTTTTTCACTCGTCAAAATCTAAATGTTCGTTGTTAAAATCAAAAATTTCAGGATCGAACCCGTTAGCTTTAAGAAAGTTTTTAAAAACATCAAAAATAGCTGACAAACCTTCTGCTTCAGTCACAACAATTACTGATGTACCATCGTCTTGCTCAGAAATAAACGATAATTTCATGTTAATCCTTTAAGTTAACTTCAATTAATTTAGCTAAATAATGTTGCGCTTTTCTTAAATCCTCGACCCCACCTTTTGCTTTGTACCTCGTTACATATTTTATGATATTGCCTTCTAAATAACCTAAGTTATTTTCAATAATGTAATCCCACGGTTGAATTGCCACTTGGTAATGAGTACCGCCAGTTTGTGTGTCGTTTGCGTTCATTTAATTAACTTATCAATTTGTCGATTACTGGCCTGCTCTGTACGCCAGGCATCAAATCGCATTTGTGCGCTGGTCATACGCCATTTGAGTAGCTCAACCTGTTCAGTTGCGCGTCCAATTGCATCACAATGGTTTTGATAGGCTAGATTGGCGTATGCCTCGCGTTCCTGTGCGCCAATGCTAGTTTCACCACTATGTTTCATAAGCATGGATTTTAAACTTGATTTATACGCCTCGAGCTGCGCCAGTATGCCTTTTGCTTTGGCGTAAGCCGGTGCATTTTCCCAAATATACTCGATTGCTGAATGTGGTGAATACTCGCTCATATCAAATCCATTTGTTTAAGCATAACCTTCCATTCCCGTTCGGCACGACCTGATTTGCTTTGAACGTTGCGCCCAGTTAACACAATTTTATGATCCCGTTGCAACTCACTTAAGCGCCTAGCTACTTGATTGCCATCAAGTCCCGTAATAGTGGCTATACCGTCTTTTCCTTGCGGGCCATACCTCAATAAGGCAGAAAGCACCAATTCACCGTGTAGACCTGCTAAAACCTTGGCACGGTCAGCGGCGTCCCAACTGGTTGACGGATCGGTGTTTCTAGCTACTTGGCTCATGTGTTTTTTTCCTTGAGTTTGGCTTCAACATAATTGCACAAAGCAATTGGATCAACCGCCCATGAATGCCAAGCTGCTTTGCATATTTTTGTCGCTTCCTTTTTCTGTTCATCCGTCAGCCCGACCCATTCTTTGCGTGGTGGTGCTAAGTCAATCACGGCAATCATTCGCTGTAGATCGCTGGCATACACCGTTGCTTTGCCATCGTGAGTACTCATGCCCTTTGGGTTGATTGCCAAGTCAATAGATTCTTCAATCCGTTTTCTCATAAAAGACGGAAACGGTACGATGGTTTGCTCGGGCTGTGTGAGTGCGTGTTGTAACGCCTCAATAGCTTTTGCTTTGTTTGACCATTCCGAATCGTGCGGAAACTCAAGAGCATCCAACGCCTGTTGTAACAACTTAAAGTCAGTCATGCTTCACCCCCTTTCAATACGACCATACGGTTTTAAAGTTCTCCAACCGTTTTTTGTTGAATATGTCTTGGCTTCAACGGCAAACATCAGATTAAAAATATGCGCTTGATGTGTCTCTCTAATTTCAACTAATTCCTCGTTCGTCAGCCCGACCCATTCACGTTTCATCGGTAGCGCCGTGCAAGCTAATACATCATGCACTTGTCTAAGCATGGCGCATAGATGATCGTTTGTGCTGATGGATTGTTGCTCAGGCTGCGTATGTGCAAAACCTTTCAGCCAACAGTTTGACAAGTCACCCTTACAACTTTCTTTAGCGCGGTCAGCTCCGCACTTTGGGCAGACTAGGGTAAAAGGCTCTTGCTCAGGCTTGGCTAACTCTTTAACGGGATCGCACCAGCAAGGCGTACCGTCTGTGATATGCGCTCTCGGTTCTGTAAATAGCGCTTCAACACGCCTCGCAAGCTCTCTGCGACTTCGTTTGCCACCGCTGTCCCATTGAACAATTGTTTCGTAAATTTGTTCTTGTGTTGGCTCAAACTTGGCTAACTCATTATTCGTAGTGATGACGCTCGACACTACGGCTTGATTCATCCTGCGAATATCGTCTAGGTCAGGCTTGGCTAACTCAGCTTCATACTCAGCCCT